CAAATGTAACCTTTAAGGATAAGAATGGTGCTAGCTATACATGCGACACTAATGCTGTGGGTAGATCTTCTTCTACATACACATTAACACTACCTAAGTATCACGAACTAGCCGATACTATTTCAACTACAGCACGTATTCATTTACTTGATATTACAGGCAGTTTAGGCGGTACTAAAAGATGGACAAATACTAATGGTGATTTAGTTGTAACATGCGCTGCTGCTGACAAAGAAGATGACGAAGATCGTAACTATAAACTAAGACTGACTCTTAACAATAGCCAAACTACAGACGCTGCTGCCTTTGGTGGATCTCAGACATTTGTTTCTATTGGTGTTAATACAGGTATTAAACTAAAGTATGCTAAGAAGATTGTGTTCAGAGACTGTGTCTTTGAAAACTTTAAGATTGGTTGTCAGCTTTTATATTGCGATGATATTTTATTCGATAACTGTACATTTAAAGGAGTACGTAGAGTAGGGGATTTGTATGATCCATTAAGCTCTAGTGCGGATGGTGACTCAGGTATTTCTATGGAAGGATGTCGTAATGTTACTATTAAAAATTGTAGCTTTATTAACTGCTGGCAAGCAATTTCGATTGACTCTAATGAATCCGATCCAAGACCTAACCACGATATAATTATTAGAAATAATAATATAGACGACTGTGCTAATGGCATTATTTGTACTGATTACAATTCTATCTTAATAGATAGTATAATTAAAGATAATAAAATTAATATATCAGCAGCCAATCCTTTACAAAATCCTTGGAATACATCATATGCTGGATATAGACAAACAGGAATTGGTATTTGTGCTTGGGATGTTATAGTTGATGGTAATGATGTGGGTGGTAGGTCTTACCCAGTAACAGAAGCAACGTATAGCCCAACAGGTTACGGTGTAGATGCTGCAGGAGAAAGTCAATACCCTATCGGTGGGGTTACTTTTGCTGATTCTGATTATGCAACTAAAGAATTACCTACTTGTTATCATGGTATTATAATTCAAGTGCTGGGTGGAGCTCGTCGTAATAATTACAACGGACCAAGAACTAATACACATTCAGGAAACGAAAAGAATATTGGTACATGGAATGAAAACTCTACACTACAAGTAACTAATAATCAAATACAAGCTTGGAACAATGGTTTAATGGTTAGATTTAGAGGAGGAACTTTAGCTGATCCTGTGGATGCAAACCATGTTCGCATAGATGATAATAATATATATGCCATGAGGTTTGGTATGCTTTTATATTCAGGGTATGGTACTCAACATGCTCAACAGCATATGACTGTTCACCGTAATAGTATATATATTGATCCTTATTGGAAAATGTTTAGTGCAGTCCCTTGGGTATGGACTGATAGCCAGAGCTCTAACCAAAGAACTACAGCTTGGGGTTCTGATAGTCTATCAACTATGTACCTCAATCAGTTAGCTACCGATAGTGGGACTCATTATGAAAACGAGTATTGGTATTTGTCAATTAAAAACAATATGATGATGAATTACTCTAATGATGAAAGAACTTATAATCTTAAAACAGCAGGAACTTTTGATAATACTTGGTTAATGTATGCTATAATTCAAAACAATACTATATACGGAGGACGTTATAGTATACACTTTGCAAGCTCAACGCATAGTACAAATAGAAGTACATATAGGTCAGATATTTCTTATAATGGTATGTACGATTATGGTAAAAGCTATGCAAATTCAAACGTATTCCGTACTGACGCAGGTAATAACTATGGTTGGAATAGAGCAGCCTTTGAAGGAGGACCACAAGACTAATGGATAAAGCAAAACGAATTGAACTGTTACAAACAGTGCTAATAGATAAGATGTTAGAGGATCTTTGTGATCCTAACAAGTGTACGCCAGGATTGTATCAAGTAGTAAG